CTAACAGCATCTTGGGCAAGTTCTGTTCCTACTTCGGTTGTAACGCCAATTCCATACGACTGCAAGAATCGTTTGGTCACATCAAGCATTCCAGTTTGCTTCAGTGTGTCAATGACTTGTCCTGCAACCTCGCGCTTAATCAACTTCTTTGCTTCGCCAGTCACAAACTTGAGCGGAAGTATTTCAAGCGCGGCCATAATTGCCCCACCAATTGGTGCAGCAACAAGAGCCGTGTCTTCAGGAATGCCATCATCAAGCATTTCAACAAATAAGTTGCCGCCTTCAATTTGAAATGACTGCACGACTCCGGCAGACATCACTCCCATTCCAGCACCAGCAACCATTCCCGGAATCATGCCAATACCACCTGTTGGCGCACCAAGTATCAACCCACCCGCTACTGCGCCGTACAACGCCATCTCTGCTTGCTTGGGAATCGTTGACTCAATGTTGCCTTCAAGCGCACCAAAACTTTCTAAAAACCCACCACTTGCCCGAAGTTCAGCCAATTCTTGTGACTGTTGCGCTGCCTTTGCTCGCAGCGATTCCGGAATTGGAACGCCGCTTGCCTTTGCAGCCAACATATCCATGCCAGTAAGTCCGAGTTCAGTTCCTTTGTACCCTCTTGCTCGTCCAATCAGAAACTCTTCAATCCACGACAAGTCAGGGTTGATCTGCTCACCAGACTCCATGAGGTTTGGCAGGTCATCGTGCGCGACGGCAGCGAAATCCTTGTTTGCCAACATACGGGCAAGCACAGGGTCGCGCTTGAACAGGTCAAGTTGTGCCAATCGGTCTGTAGCCAAACGCTGCTCAAGCAACTGCTTGTTGCGAGCGGCAATATCAGCACCAACCCCAGTCTCGTATCCAAGTCGCTGCGCTGCTGCTGCCTCTTCGGCGTTGCCGGCAGCGGCCTTAGACATCGACAGCATCATGGCGTTGTTTTGATTGTCAATAAGTTGGCGCGTTTGTTTTCTGATGTTGTCAGCAAAGTCACTGCCGGACGAAACAAAGTCGACCTGCTGCGCCATCGTGTTCGGAAGCGCAGTTGCGCTGGAACTGTTCAATGGATCAATGGGATTTTGTGATGGGGCGTACCTGAAACTTGGATCGGTAATGTCTTTGTCCATCATTTAGTTCCTGCCTTGCCCATTGTTTTCCACTTCTCTTTAATCTGACTTTCAGTCGGATTCCGAATGCCGTCAATAAGTTGCAACCGTTCAATGACAGCGGCTCGATTTGCAGACGTAAGCGTTTTCATTTGTCCTTCTAATTCGGACGGGGTAAGAGCCATGGCTGGCTTTAGCGTTGTACCCCACCATCCCGTGTCCACGGTGTCATAAATTGCCCTGTCAATGATCTCTTGCTTTTGCTTATCGTCCAATTTGACGCCTGTGTCTGACTGCTTTTCAAAGATCTTCTTTTCAATATTGACACGCATTTGCAAGTTTTCTGCATCTGACAATTTAATCCCACCAACAGCAAGTGCTGCGTTGACCATGTCTGCATCAACCTTTGCTGTAATCAAGTTTCCGCTATTGACCTTGTCAAGAAGTTTGATACATGTCTCAGGGGTAAAATTTTTCCAGTTTTCAAATATATATTCGCGAGTTAACTTGCTTGGATCTTTTGCTAGTTCAAGCAAAGCACCAGTTTCGTTTGACTTGCGCTGAATTCCAAGTGCATCAGACTGTTGGGCTGGAGTAAGCGCGGCAAACAATGCCGGATCAATAGCATTTGGATTTGTTAGTTGCGCTCGCGTGACCGCTTCAAGAACGCGTTGGTTCTCTTGCGCTGCCATTGCACGGTCTTGCGCCCAACGCTGACTAATCTTCTGCTTGACAACGTCCCTAATCTCGCGCCGATCAATCAGTCCAGCGATAGCCAGTGCCTCTTGTTCTGTTTGTGGCCGTCGAGCGGCATCCCTGTTTATGATTGGGTTAACGTCATTGACGCTACGATAGTCAATTGGTTCGCCATTACGAATAACTCGGTACGACACCGGGGTATCAATTCCAAATGAGCCAATTGGTTCGCCGCGTTTCAGTCGTTGACCCTCAAACAATTGCGACTTGTCAACGCCTTCAAAGAACACTTCTGACCCGTCATTCATCCGGATTACCGTTTCTTTTCCGGTCTTGCCAATGACAATGCCGTCTGATGGGCTGACAACAGGAGTGCCAACCTCAGCAGTAATTGATGCACCAACAAAAAGCGTTGCGCCGTCTTTGCCCGGTCGAGTGACAAGGGCGTATTCGCCACCCTTTACAGGCAACTCATTGTTGGATGTGCCAGCCGTAGTGGTAGTCGTTCCGTATAAAGAGATAGATTCCTCAATTTGGCTTGCCATCTGTCGGTCGCGGTTTGCTGACACCGATGTCAACAGGCTTTGCGCTGCGTTCTCGTCAATGTACTTTTTGTCTTTCTGTTCAACAACGTAGTCAAGCGCAGCCTGGTAGTCATCTTTAAGCATCAGTCGGTTGACAACACCGCCTGTTATGGCAGTTCTAACCCCACGTTCCAACTCACGCATTTGCTGCGAGTTAACTGGGATGCCAATACTTGCTGCTCGCCTTTGCGTTTCGGCAATTGCTGCCCCTTCGGCGGCATTGAATGGGCCAATTGGATTGCCTTTTTGATCAACTTGGTCGCGAAATTCGGAATTGTTTATTGCTTCACTAGTTAACGACGTTACATATGCCTGTGACTCGTTTGCAGCGTATCGAAATGCCTCTTTGCTCTTGTGGTCGAGCATCTGCGCTCGGTATTGAGTCATGTGGCTAGACGCCGCTTGCATGAACATCGCTTTCTGCGTGTCATTGCCAAGACCGTCCATTACCGAGTTTGCAGACGATGACAGCGCATCCTGCGTTGCCTGGTAGTTGGTGTCAGCATCTTTGCCGTATGCGTTGAAGTAGCCGTTCTGTCCACGCAGCACGTCCTGCGCTTGTGCCTGCCATTGCGTCAAAGCCTGTTTGGCGTTACCGTCATTCAGGTTGTCCTGCATGATTGCGCCAATGCGGTACTCCACATTGCCGGCTTGCACCATTGCGTTGCCAAGTTCGACCGTTTGACCCGCTGCTAGGTTCTGCGCTGGTTGACCGGGCGTTGCCTCAAACGGTGCGACACCTGCTTGTGATGAAATGTCGGCTTGTGGCACAAACGATGTTGGGACTGTTGGCATGGTGTTTAATCCCGTGGATTTCGACGGGTTTGCGGTTTTTATCAGAATCTGCGCTGTGATTGCGCTGCAACAAGTTCATCCATACGACGCTGCGTAGCCCACGTTGACCCAATACTTGAGGCACTACCAAGCAGACTGCTAAACGAACTGGAGTACGGGCTGATTGTGCTGGCGGTAGCCATGAGGTTGTTTGCGCTTGTACCTGCGATTACACCCTGATTGATGTAGTTGATCCGCTGCGCTCGCGCTGCCTCGGCCTGACGTACGGCGTTGGAACTGATGGTCAACTTGTCAATCTCCTTGATCAAGTCCATGCTTGCTGTGACCTCACGCGCACTGCCGACACCACCCTGAATTCCTCTCGCTGCCATTGACGCGGTAGCGGATGCGCGGCGTTGACCTGCACCCATCGTGTACTGACCGATTGCCCGTTCGCCGGCAAGGAGCGACTGCTGCGCTTGCATCTCAGCACCGCGAGCGTTGATCGCTGACATCTGCGCCTGGAACCGTTGGTTCTGCGCTTGCATCTTGAGTTGCGTCTTCTGACTTTCAGCGGCGTAGAACGAACCGATTGCGCTGTTGACAGCACCGAACACCGACATGATCGAACCGCCCATCATCAGTGCTTCGCCGCTCGTCCAACTTGTGCCGGCTGCACCGCCAACGGCAGGAAGCGTTGATCCACCCGCGCTGTACCCGGCAGGGGTTGCCGACGAACCAAGGATGTTCATCAGGCTGCTTGACGATGCTGCGTATGCAAATGAACTCATGTCTTTCTCCTGTTAACTGCCGACAACGATCTCTGTGGTAATGCCGACAATGGTCAGCGGGAGCGGGTCGCTCTGCCGAATGTAGATTTGACCGGACTGCGCCCATGTCGGGGTCATAGCAACGCTGACTTCATCGGACTTTAGGGCTGGCGGTGAACCGTACGGCTCAGTGGTGCGCTGCTTTGCTTCGGTCAACTTGTTTGCGTCAGGGCCGACAAATATGCCCGACGATTGGAACACCCGAATCCATGCCTGGTTGACGTTCTTCACGCGCCCCTGCGCGAATGCGTCAATGTTCAATGCCACTGGCAGCGTCTGTAGGTCGCTTTCGTACGGCAGACCAACGTGAACCACCACCGACGCACGTTCAAGGACTGCCACCCCCCCGGTCACCACCACTTGCGGCATCACTGCCCCGTCGGCGAGGATGCTGACCGTCTTACCCTCAAGGTGCGACAGTCCGCTGACCGTGTCCCGTGCAAATGCCCACACAGCGGTCGGAGTTGCCCTGAGAGCGACCGGAATGACCTTGTCCACCTTGGCTGTTGCCACAAGCGCGGAACTCGTAGCGAGGATCTTGAGGCGGTAGGAAGCACCTGTGGAGTCAGTCAGCACAATGGCATCGTTGACATCGGTGGTTCCAGGCCACACGAACAGGCTTGAGGAGGCGGTGATAGTCAATACGTCTGCCGGCCCCCAAGATGTGCCACCCGTCACCGTGACGGTCATCGCGGTCAGGTTTGTTCCGTTATACGTCGATCCCGCGTCCACGAAGAAGCAGTCTTTGAGCAGGTTGACCTGCCGAGTTGCCATCCGCTCAACGTATCGCACCGAGTTGCCGTTGATAGTGCGTCGAACAATAACGTACAGGGAATCCTCATTGCCTTCCGCAACAACGGTGCAGGACTCAAACACGCCGTCGGTGTCGTGCTGATGCCATGCACCGATCTGCTGTTCAGGGACGTAGGTCAGCCCAAGCAGTTTGCCTGTCGTTGACACAAACCACAGCAATGGCTGCGGGGACTTGGCATAGCACATGTCAACAATGTTGAAGTTGTCGAACAGGTGTGCAGCGCGGATTGACAAATCGCCAGTGATGAACCCGTTCGACTGCCATGAGTAGCCGAGTTCGCGAATGTGACCGCCTCTCGCAGCGCAGTACACCATGCTGTTGTTGATGATCTCAGGCTGCACGTTGCTTGCGCCAACGTACGACTGCGGACGCACAGACACCGTGGTTGGTGTGATCGCATCGCTGTTCACCGGGCTGACGCGCCATTCCGCTGCGCTGGTCAGGAGGATCAACTGTGTCAACGGGATGACATGACGGATGGTGTTTGCTTCTCGCGCTGCGACACGGAAGTTGATTCGGTCATCGTCCTTGACAGGAAGCGAGTACGACATGTCGCTTTCGGTTCCTGAGCGCGTCATCCACATGCTTTGTGGCTCGTTCGTTGTGCCGGCAAACACCCGACGCTGCTCAAAGTAACTCACGGCCTGTGGGTAGTTACCTGCGGACATAAACACCGGGTCAACGATGGGAGGCGTGATTCCCATGTCAGGCGCAATGTTGTTGTCATTGAACGTAGTCCCCTCAGTTTGTCCGATATAACCATACAGTCCACTTTGCTGCTTGTAGACGTTGTATCGAAGTGCGCCCGTAACCGCAGTCCACGACAAATTGTTTGACGCACCGCTCACTGACAGGTTGTTGGCAACGCTTCCTGCTACTGACGCAACGCTTTCGTCAAACCCATTTGTTGCTATTGATGTCAACTTATAGAAGTTTGTCAGGTCGTTTGTTTGGTTGCCGTATTGAACTGTGCCAGTGTTAGGTGTTGCGGCTCCATACGAAGTGCTGTCAATGTTTGCTCCAGTGGCGTAGGCATGCACTTGCAATTCAGTATTTGGACTAATGTCTGCAACAGTAAACCAGCCATTGATTTGCGTCATTACACCAACGCCGCTGATATTAATTGGGTCGCCAAGTTGAAATTGATGTGCAGCAACGGTAGTAATTACTGCCGGGTTTGCATTTGTAATTGATGCAATATTCACGCCAATTCCGCGCACCGCTACTACCGTTGGCGCAGCGGGTGCTGGAATTGGTGACACAAACGAAATCGTTGACAGCGTCCACGTTGTTGCACCAAGCCGGCGCAACTCGCGTGGTGCGTAGTTTGGGTGGACGATGGTCAGCACATCGGCAGACTGCACATAGTGCAAGTCAAACAGGTCAGCCTCTGCGTACGGGGTGGGGATCTCGTATGCGGGTGTCGGGATCAGATACCAATACGCTGCGTTTGGCGGGTTAGTAGCAAGTGGTACAGGCGCGGTGGCGTAGTACACAAGACCTGCATTGGAAACGAGCGCACCAATTGCGTAGGTAAGTGCAGGGTTGTACAGGGCTGGCGCACCAACCAACAGCGTCGCACCCTGCGTGTGGAACCGGATGTACCCATCACCAAGTTCAAGCACCATCGTTTGCGTTGTGCTGTAGGTGAACGGGATCAGTCGAGTGCGCTTTGCGCTGTTCTTGACCGCTCGCACAAACGCTGTTCCAGGTCGGTTCTCTGCCGGGCCTTGCGGCATAGCGATAAAGTTCCGTAACTTTGCCGCCCCGGTTTGGAACTTGACATCGTCAATGCGTCCAAACATCTCAGGCGACAACTCGCCGCCGGCAAACGAACGGAAGAAGGTGCGCGTCGTAGGCATGTTTATCTTCCTGCTGACCAGGGAACGATGTGTTCCACCTTGATGTTTCGCATGTTTGAGTCACTTGTTCGCGCTTGAGACAGATACCCAGCCATCATCTGTAGGCATCGCTTTGCTTCAGCAGAACCAATGTCGCCCTTGATGATCGGCCCTGCAAGCATTGATGCCAAGTGCCATGACAACGTCATCACAAACAGCGGCGTGAACTTGGTTGGGTCAGACACAAGGGACTGATACCGGAGCATTGCACTTGCCTGGTTGGTGTAGATCACACCCGCACCAAGGGTGTCAGCCTCAACGGCGTACGGTTGCGGGACGTACTGACCTGCCGCAATAAGCGGCGAGTAGTTGTGTCCAAATGACGGGCTGTCAGTAGGGACGAATTGCGTTGCGTAGTCGTTGGCAGCGTCAGGAGGCAGCACACTGACAATGGTCACGCAGTCACCAGGCACTGCGTATGCGTACTCCCACTCAGGCCACACGTTGGTCACCTGTGCAAGATTGACACGCTTGGAACCGAAGTTCCAGTTGTGCATTTGCAGCAGGGAGTCTCGAGCAATGGGGTAGAAACGATGACACAACCCGGCTTGAAACGATGCTTCAGGCGGGTCAATGCTTGAGACTGTCGCCTCATCCCCGATGTGTGATAGAGCAAGGTTGCAGATGTCAACTTCCGATGCCATAGAAACCTCCTAGAAACAAGGGGGAGCCGTGGTTTCCCAGCGACTCCCCCCATGCGGCAAATCAAATCAAAGGATCAACCCTCGTCAACGTCCGCTTCATCATCCGAAGACTTACGCTTGCCCTTGGCTTTCCACTTCCTTCCGGAAGCATCAACCGTAGGTTCGCCGTTGCCTGTGCCTGTTACCAGTTCGACACAGTCATTTGAATCTCCGTTGTACTCAAAGACATCACCTTCCTCGCGGATGGAGTTGTCGATGTAGCACTTCATTTTGGCGCGGTACATTGGCATGGTTGAATCCTAATTACTGAACAGTAAATCCGGATGCGTAGAACTTCTTGCCATCCTGAATGTCAGAAGTGATGTAAGCGCACACAGCACCCGTGGTTGGGGTTGTACCGAGAGTGCTATATCGCGCTCCCAAGTACCGCGCACCAACACCCGAGCCGCCTGTTGCCTTGTAGATACCAGGCGTGAGGCGAACGTAGTACGAGTTTCCTGCTGGGGTCAGATCAGCAAGTGCAATTGCACCCGAAGATCCACCAGCAACAATGCCCGTAGTAAGCGCAACATTCGTTGCGTAAATCACTTCAAATTGAAGCGAGGTGAGCGTGTTATACGCTTCGGTAAGCGTGAACACCATGTACAGATCTTCGCCTTCGCCAATGTCGCGAGCAACGCCAAGATCAATACTGTTTGTGGAAACGACCGGGGTTCCCGCGACAGGCAAAGCAGCCTGTCCGGTGATTGATCCGGTTGCCGGAACAGTTCCGGAAACGACTGATAGTGATTCAATAATCATGTGAGTAATTCCTTTCTAGGAAATTGACTTAGGAAACTTGCGACTCGGTGTTGATGAGCGAATCGACCTTGCGGATTGGAACGCCTTGGAACGACAACCATGAGTTTGGCATACCAAACTGCGAAAGACCTTCGTTGACCTTGAGAACATACTGACTCTTGTCCATCGCCTGGATGGCAAGACCACTATGAACAGTACGGTTCATGTAGAAGGCAGCGCGACCCATTGACAGATTTGGGATGCGGTAAATGGCGCGTGACATCATCTTGATAAGGTTGGTTGCAGCAGATGCGGCCTGACCGTTTGTACCGGCAATCAAGTCGGTGGTGTTGATGTTGCAGATACGAACAACATAACGCCAATCCTTCACAACAAGACCGTTCTTCCACTGATAGCGGGTCGCATACGCTTGCATGCGGTTGCTGTTTTCATAAACGGTTTGTTCGCCAAGATCCTCATGCACAAGTCCTGCCTTGGAACCTTTCGGGAACGGGCAGTACACGGTGTTGTCGCCCCACACAACGAGGTACACCGAGGTGCTTGCAGTGCCTGAGTATGTACTAGAACCCTTAGCGTCCAATACGTTGGCAATGTTGCCAGCACCAGTAAGTGCGGAGTAACGAGGAGCAAGACCAAGGTACGACTTTGGTTCGGTGGCAGGATTGCCGTAGAACAAGGTCGTTGCCTGAGTTTGATTCATCGCCTCAAGGAATGCGGTGTCTTCGGACAAACGGAATTGAGCCGTGTTGCCGTTGAGCATTGCAAGATCCTTGTCAACTTCGGAACGAGCCTCAAGCATGCCGCATGCTTCGTCAACCTGTGCGGTCGATGACTTGCTGTTTGGGATGCCTTGATTGAGTGCGCGCCAATACACGGTTGGAAGACCAGTACGAATGACTACGCGCTCGCCGGTTGGCAGATTGCCTTCCTTGAACACAGCGTCCTCAAGGACTTCGTTGGTTTGCGACAGAAGTTCGGCGATAATTGGAACGGTACCGTTTGGATCTAAACGCTTCGCCCAGTCGGCGAGTGTTAGATTGCTATTGCTATTTGCGATTACTGCCATGTGAGTGTTTCCTTATAAATTAGGACTGTTTGGAATAAAGGAAGGCTGCTTGGCTGGCGAAGTCTCGCGGCCGTCCCTGTGTAGGGGCTGCACCGTTTGCCTGTCCAACGTAGCGGTCTTCGGAAATTGACTTACCCGCTCGGAACATAAACCGGATGAACTCCGGGTGATTTCCAAGACCGGATTCGTTCAGTAGCGATCTAAGTTCAGGTGTCCCGAACTGGTCGAGTGCTTTCTTCGCGGTGGACAAGTTCTCGGAGAGTTTCTCTCCCCCAAATTCCTTGTCAACCTTTGAACTGTCAGCCCATTGTGTACGAAGTGTCTCGATCTGCTGGGCTTGACGCGCCTCCATCTTTGGAGCCATACGGTCAAGTACCTTCTGTGCAGCATCCTGGGTCAGGTTCAATTCCTTTGCAACATCAGCAAATGCGGTCAGCACTTCTGCGTCGAATGCTTTGCCTTCTGAGGCTTTGAATTCGTACTTTTCGGGTGCGCCCTGTGGAGCGTCAACCTTTGTTGCGTCGGGTTCGACAGCCTTGGTTGCATCCGCAACTTGCTGTTCCTGTCCTT